TTAAACTCCTCATCCATTGTTTCACAGTTTACTGGCTCTATATTTTGGACTACTGGAATATTAACTATTTCTTGCTGTACTCCATTATCTTCAACTATAAAAATTATATTCGTTCTCTTATCTCCTATCCTACATATTATTTAAAGCTGCTAAAATCTTATTTGCTGTATATTCTCCATATTTTTCCATATGTTCTTTTTCACCTATGAAATTACCTCCAATATGGATATGTACCTCTACCTTTTTATTTGAACTTTTCTTATTTTCAACCTCTTTTATAATTACTTGTTTTTCAGTATTATTCTTTTGAAGTGATTTACCCTCTTCATGACTTAGAATTTGAGTTCCAGCAGGTAAAATTGCAGTTTCATCTCTTCCACCTTCATTAATTCCTGTTACTCCACCTTTGAAATATGCTGTACCTAAAGCATGTCTTGGATTCTTAACTGAGGTAGTTGATGAACCAGTTTTATTACTTCCACTAATTGAATCAGTTGTTTTAGTTGTTTTTTCAGTTATATTAATTGTTTTATCATCAACAGGTGTACTATTCCAAAATTTCAACTTATCAATTAGTCCACCAAAGGCTTTTTTTGCGGTTTCGATTGGGTGTAATATAGCATCTAATGCATTCATTAAGCTATCCCAAGCACTCATAAAAGTACCAGTAATAAAATCTGTTACTTTATTAAAGCCTTCTTTTAACTTATCTAATGCACTTACAACTCCATCCCAAATAGCAGTAAAAATACCACCAACCACATCACAAACACCTAATATAACATCTTTCACATAATTAAATGCACCAACTAAGTTATCCCATAAAGTCATAGCAAAATCTTTTATAGTTTCCCAATTTTGAGTAATTACATCTTTTAAAAATAGGAATGCATTAATCATAGCACCTACAGGGTTTCCAAACTTAATTATAAATTTGAGTACCTTGCCTAATGGATTATTGTCTAATTTTTTCCATAATTCTATAGTTTTCTTTTTAACTAAGTCCCAATTTTTACATAATAACCATATACCACCAACCAATAAGGCAATAGCTCCTATAACTATTCCTATTGGGTTTGCATTCATTGCAGCATTTAAAGCCCATTGCTTTATAGTTAATTGTCCTGTTAATATTGCAGCTATTGTGTCCAAAGCATTTTTAGTTTTCATATAACCAAGATAAATCATTTCCTTATTATTTCTTATTGTCATTGCAATGTTATATGCTACTATTGCTCCAACAAGAGTATAAACGACAGGACTTATTCTATCCCAATTATTTATTATGCCTTGTGCTATATCTATTGCAACAGTTCCAGCATTTGATAATATTTGCCAAGTTTCTTCTAATGCTGGTTTAACTTTTTCAAATATTTTTCCAAACATATCCTTAATTTGTGTTATATAAGGTTCTGCTCTTGTAACTAATTCTTCAATTTTATCTGCAATTCCTAAAATAAAATTTTGAATAGCTGGTATTTTAGTTTCGAACCATTCAGCAAACTTTCCAAGATATGGTAGTAGTTTCTTCCCTACTTCTTCTTTCATATCTCCCCAAGCATTTTTAGCAGCTACAATTTTACCTTCATCTGTTTCACGAAGAGCCTTATTTGTTCCACCAATAGATTCATTTAACTTTTTACTGATAAACTCCATTCTTTGCTCTTGCTTCATAGTCTTAAATAGCTTTTCCTCAGCAGCAGTTAAAGATACTCCATATTTTAAAAGACCTTTTGTTTTACCATTCATAGCCTTACCTATAACATCAGCCATAGCAACTGCATCTTCTTGAGTTCCATTTAAACCTTTTTCTTTGGCTATCATATCATTTAAGTTAGGCATTAATTTTTTAATTTGGTCACTTTTTAAACCATAAACAGCTAATTGATTTGCTCCTGCTAATGCAACTTCATCTCCAATTACACCTACATTTTGTAATGCACTAGCTTCATCTTTTATTGCTTGTATTTGCTCTTTACTCGCATTGCTTGTCCGTTTCATAGTAGTTTCAAGTAATTTCTCAATTCTTACCTGATCCTTAGCTGCATCAATAGATTGTTTTGCAAATAAAACTGCACCAGCAGTCAATGCACCAAATCCAATAGCTCCCCACTTAGCAACTGTTTTCATTCCAGATTTTATTCTATTGGTAAATGCTTTTACTTGTCTTTCTGCCTTTTTTAAAGCATCTTTTGTTTCTTTTACAGTTCTATTTGCTTTCTGTAATGGTGTTGTGAACTGGTCTTTTAAACTTAGTAATATAGCAATATTTTTTGCCATTTAAACCTCCTTTCTTGCAATAAAAAAAGAGTAACACAAAGTCACTCTTAATTCTATTAGTTTATTCTTTTATTTCTAATATATCTTCTAAAATAAGTACATTATTCTTTAATACATCATAATGTTTTTTTGCTATTTCTTTAAACATCTTATCATCTGAATTTTTTAATTCATCAAACATAGTATCAATATGGTTTCTTATAAATGAAAGGACTATAAATGGACGATGTGGTCTTTTTATTCTAACCTCAAAGTCATCATAACAAGGTCTTAATCTATTAAAATCTTTTATTGTTACATAAGTATAACTTAATTTTGTATTTAGATAATTACATATATTGAAAAAAGCATTTTTTAAATCTGTATCTCCAATTTTTTTTTGAAATAAATCTTGACATAATTCAATTAAATTTTTTTTTATTTTATCATCATCACTAAAATTTGAAATTTCAAAATTATGAGCAAATGTATTTCTAATGGTATTTATTTTTAAAAATCTACTTTTGTCTTCTTTTGAAATTAATCCTAGATAGTAAGCAAGATTAATTTTAGTATATATTGTGAGATTTTTTTCAACTAAGTTTTGTGAATTTGTGTCTTCAATAAAAAAATTAATTAAAACTTTTCCTAAATAATCATCAAGAAAAGCAACAAAAGTTATAGCAATTCCTCTGTCTGTTTGATTCTTAAATTCTTTATAAAGAATATTATAAATTCTTTCATTTTCTTTTTTTATTTCTTCTTCTTTATTATTTATTCTATCCATCATACTTGGAATCATATTTATCACACTCCATAAAAACATTTTTAACATATAGAGTCTAATTCTTTTGTTTTAATTTGTCAAGAATAAACACAATTTTATAAATTTTTATTCATCCTTTCAATTTCAAACTCCATTGTTGCTATCATAAATAACTTTTCGTCATAAGATAAACTCAATAGATACTTTATAGAAAAGCCTTTTAAAGTATAAAAAGAGAGGAATGCCAAATCGGCATCCTCTAATATTAGTTTTTTATATCTTCAATCTCTTCTTCTAGGACTTTACTAGCTTTATCATCTTCTGCACCTAATCCATAAAGGTTTAAAATGAAGTTTGATAGCTTGTTTATTTCTCCTAAATTTTCATCAAATATAGGTATTACAATTTCATAAGGTTGTGCTACTTCATAAGTCTTTTGCAATTCTTTATCATGTAAAATAGGACAATGTTTATAGATTAATTTACAGTTAGCATTGTAAGCTGCTTCTGTTTTTTTTTCTTCTGTTCTATCCATAATTTTAATTACATCTTTTGCTTTATGTTTTACAACTTCTATTGTTCCACCTAATACTTCTGAATTGAATAATACCACTTTCATCTTATCATTTTCTGATTGTTGTTTCTTTGCAATTAATATTTCTAATGTTATATTTTTAGCCATTTTCATATCCTCCTTATATCATATCTATATATCTAAAATGTGAAAAACTAAAAGGAACTTCTTCCTCTCTTAAAGCTTTATTTTCAAATTTTAATGCCATTAATTCACTAATTGTTACACCTGTTAATTCAACTCTTTCTGCTCCATAAGCTGTTGGGTCATCTAGTTTTGCAACTATTTTAAAATCTGGCATATTACCATTTCTTATACCATCAGCCAGTAACTTTCCAATAGTAGAGTCTATCTTATGTAATGTCATAGTTCCCTCACCAGTAAAGCCCATATATCTTTTTGACTTTCCTAGTTCTCCCATAATATCCACATCTTCATATTCTAATGTAACCTTAGCCTCAAAAGATTTTACAGAACCTAATTCTTCTCCATCTAGCCATACAGCACCAAATGAACCTCTTAAAATTTTATTTTTATCCATTTTGTTAGACATTATTTACCTCCATTTCTTAGAACATATTAATTGTAAATTTAAAGTCCTCTACAGCATTTAATATTTTTATATTTGCTTTCATAAATACTTTTTTCTTAAATGCAGTCTTTTTAACTTTCTCATCATCCCATTCTTCCACTTCTTTTTTACCTACTCCAAGCCAAGCTAATCTTTGTGCTTCAACATCAACTTCTGAATAGTTATCATATTCTTTATCCAAAATATCCTCTTTTTCTAATTCTTTGAAATAGGCATTAATTGCAGTAAAGAATAAAACTTGATTATCATATTTATTCTTATATTTACCTATCCATTTCTTGAATGTTGAGTAAATATCATCTCTCATTAAGTCCATAGATTCAATTATGATAATGTCTTTCATATCTTCAGTTTCATCTTGTGTAATTTCTTCTAAAGATGTACATGCTCTTGCTACTCTTATATCTCCTTCATCTTTATACAAACAGAAACCACCTTTATCAATAACATCATCTATTTCATCAAATATAGAAACTTCCTTTAAATTCCCACATAAAAAGCTAGTAGCAGATCTAGTCATTGGCAACCCTGCTAACATTCCTAAGATTGTTGGTACATATTGCCAACCTTCAACTTCTCCTCTATTATCTACAAATGTAACCTTGTCATTCATTAAATTTACTATGCCTTTGTTATCTGGCTTAGTAGCCTTAAATACAACAGCTTTATAAGTTTTGCCTGCTTTTCTTACTGACTTTATCCAAGAAACAAGAGTTGCAGTATCTCCATCTTTCCCATCATAAGCTAACCCTAGCCAGTTAATTCTTTCTTGTGCAACTTTTTTTAATGTGTCAGATAATGTTCCATCTTTAACATTGAATACAACCACTTTATTTGGAGTGTATTCAAAGCTATCTTTAATCAATGGTAATATTTCAGCAGAATAATCATCACTTTTTATATCAGTAATATCTTTGTATACCTTTCTATCCCATTGTTTAGTAGATTCTTTTACTATTAATCCAACTATACCTAATTGACTTCTTTTAACAGCTGTAACTGCTAATTGCTTAAAAATAATTTCTATTTTAGGTAATCCCATATATTAACCTCCTATTTTTTATCAAAATGATATTCTAATTCTTCCATCATTTCACCATCTACATCATTTTCTATTTCTTCC